TTACTCTTCCTGCGTCACATCGTCCGGTGCATCAATCGCGCTGTCCTCCGCGTCCAGCGCGTCATAGTCCGCCTGCGCGGCCTGCGTCTCGGTCAGCAGGTCCGCGAGGGTGGGGTAGTGGTAGCCGGTAAATGTGACGTTGTACACATAATTTCTGTTATTGTAGCTGCTTTTCGCATTGGTGAACGTGATGGTTCCGTCTGTCTGGAAAGTAATCGTGAACTCCTGTCCGACCGATGTTTTTACCGTGTTTCCGCGAGGAATCGTCACGTTCTCATCGACGCTGGCATACTTATAGACAAAATAGTCAACGTCAGATGGAGCCTGATAGGTGTGCACTTGATTTCGGTCAATGTCAAACTTTCCGTAGTTCCACACCAGCCGCGCCTCCGACTTGACCGCCACACTGGCCGCGATGGTGTCATACAGCGTCTTGCCGCTCAGGGTGCCGTCCGCAGCGATGTCCAGATAGTCGCCCACCTTCACGCCGCCCAGCGTGCTGACTGTAGCAGCGGGCAGGCTGTACGGCGTGCCGAATTTCGCGTCCGCCTCGCTCTTGGTGTAAAAGTTCCCACTCTCCACCGCCGCGATGGCGGCGTCCAGGGCGTCGAGCTTGGTGTGCAGCTCAGTGGACAGCTGGGTCATTATGGCCAGCGCCTGCGCCTGAAGCTGGGCCGTGGGGATGCCGGTCACGCCGTCCCGCATGACACCGCACATGGCCTCGTCCGCGCGGGTGTCGGTGATGTCGGCGACGGTGACCTCGGTGCTGCCCGCCGGGCGGCGGATGTCGGCCAGGCACAGGTCGTACACCAGTGCGGTGCGGGTGATCTCCGGGGCCGTGGGGCTGGCGCTGTCCGGGGTGCCGGTCAGCACGGCCAGGCTGGTCTTTTTGGCGGCTGCGTCGTACCGCAGCACCAGCCGGTCGATGCGGCTGCGCACAGTGTCGGCGGCGGTCAGGGTGACCGTCTCCGGCTGCTCCAGGATGATGCTGCGGCCCCGGAAGCGGGCCGGACGCACCCATGCCTGCCCGGCGCTGACGGTCACGGTCAGGTCGCCGTTTGCGGTCACGGCAAAGTCCTCGTCTGCGCTGTATACGCCGCTCAGGCGGGTGCTGAGATACCCGGAAGCGTCGTCGGCGTCGTAGGTGATGCCGTTTTCCGGGTAGGTGATGATATCGGCCATAAGCCCTCCTTTACGTCTTGTGCCAGCTCGGTGTGCCCAGCCGGATGGTCCGGGTGGTGCCGCTGGACTGGCTCTCGGTGATGATGTCGGCCACCCGCACCATGGCGGTGTAGCCCAGCTGGGGCAGGCTGACGCGCAGCACGTCGCCCACGGCCAGCGCGTCATCGTCCACGTCAAACTCGATGTTGCCGATGCGCAGCTGGGCCAGCAGTTTCTGCCCGCCCCGGTCGGCCAGCTTGTCGAGATACGATTGGCTGGCGGTGGTCTCGCCCTTTTCCTTGTCGGGCTGGATGTCGCGGGCGTCGATGTAGATCTCCCGCCGGTCGGCTCCGGTGCTGTCTACATCGCCTACCCAGCAGGTGGCCCGCTGGCTGCCCTCACCGGCCCCCTGCACAAGGGCTACGTTGGCGTAATCGGTATCGGCAAAGGACCAGCCCGCGTTGAGCAGATTGCCCCACTTGGGGCTGTACCGGTTGTTGGGGTCGAAGGTGGGCCGGAAGCACTCGAACAGCAGCTTTTTGTCGCTGCCGGTGCCGTCCAGCACGATGCGGAAGCCCAGGTCGCACGCCTGCCCGATGGTCTGGCAGTAGTCGAACACGCTGCCTCCGGAGGTCTGCTTGTCGAACACGGTGTCGAAGCCGTATTCGGTGCCCAGCTCCAGGCGCGGCCACGGCTTTGCCGCTGCCACAAGGCTGCGCATGGCCTGCTCGGCGTTCTGCCCCTTGATGGGTGCAGCGGAGACCCTTTTGGTCAGGATCCAGGTGGCCGGGTAGCCGGTGACCACGAGGTTTGCGTCCTCGTTCTGGTTGGCCCTGCCGCAGATCCGCATGGGGATGCGGGGCGTCTCGTCGCTGCGCACCAGCCACCGGCCCTCGGTCAGCAGCTGCAAATTCTCGGTGGTGGGCCTTACCTCCAAGGTAAAGCCGCCCTCGGAGTAATAGGGGCTGTCCCAGTAGAGGGACACCCACACGTCCACCCAGCCCACACGGACAAGGGTGTCGGCGTCCAGAACGTCCAGTCTCATAGCGGTTCGGGCAGGATGCCCGCCTCCATCGGATAAAAGCTGACGGATGCCTGCAGGTAGCCGGAGCCGCTGTCGGCCTGCATACTCAGGACGTTGTCTCCGGGCTGCAGCTCGGTGAGGGTGCTGTCCTCGTCCAGCTTCGCAAAGATATTTTCGGTCTTGCCCGCCCGGGTCAGGGTGCAAGCCAGCCGGTCGGAGGTGCTGCGGTAGATCTCCAGCACGTCCCCGGGCTGCAGGGTCAGGTCAAAGCCCACAAAAGCCCCAGTCTTGAGATCTACCACCCGGGGGTGCTCCACCGGCATGGTGCAACGGAGCGTAGCGGTGAAGGGCACCGGTAGGCTGCCGGGGTTGCGCAGCACTGCCGCCTCGCCGTCCTGCCAGATGCCGTAGGTGTGGGAATCGTAGCAGACGGGAAAGGTAAACGCTGGCTGGTAGCCGCCCAGCACGCGGGCCGTGGCGGTCAGGCCGTACCAGTAGGGCTTGGGGCTGTACAGCATCAGCTCACAGCGCGGCTCGGTGTAGCTGGAAAAATAGGGCGTTTTCTGCAGCACGAACCGGGTGAAGTAGTGGTCGCCAAAGTACAGGGTGCCCTTGGTGAAGTAGGGCAGCTTTTTGCTGAACGCCCGGGCATTGTCCAGCGCATACGCGCCCCAGAACACCACATCGAGGGTTCGGGACACGCCGGAGACGCTCTGCCCCTCCACGGTGGCTCCGACCTGATTGACCCCCTGCGCGGTCTGCAGATCAACATCCACCCCGTTCAGCGGGTCGAGAAAGTAAGGGGCGTCGTAGTCCCAGCCCAGATGCAGGACGGCACCGGCATCAGTAACGATCTTGAGATGATCCTTAAAAAGCACAGTGTCCTCCTTTCATCGGCGCTGGCGGCGGGCCTTGTCGGCCTCCCAGCGGGCTTCCCGCTGCTGTGCGGCGGCGGTATCGTGGCCATTGTAGAAGTTCTGGGTGATATTGGTGTCGCCCTCCCGGCGGTAGCTGTTGGCGGCAGCAGCAACCTGGGCGGTGCCGCTGGCAGCCACAGTGCTGCCCAACCGCATATTGTCCGACAGCACCAGACTGCCCGCCTGCCGGATCATGTCGGCAAGGGCGGCGTTGGTCTTTTCCAGCGCCTTGGTGTTGGCGGTGATGGCGTCCTCCAGACTGCCGGTGCCGGTGGAAATGTCGATGTCTCCGCTGATGCCGCCGGAGCCGGAACTTCCGCCGGAAGCGCTGCCACCGCCGGGGCTGGGCGTGCTCTTTCTGGAGGCACCGAGGCTTGCGCAGATGGCCGCGATGGCCACGCCCAGCGCCACGGCAGCGCCCGCCACGATCACGCCCATGGGGATGCCGAACACGGTCGCATTCAGGGCGGAGGCGATGGCGGTCATCATGCCCTCAAAGGCCGCGCCGATGGTGCCCACCATGGAGCCCACGCCCGCGTAGATGGCGGGGAAACTGGACAGCAGCCCGCCGGACAGGCCCTGGCTGATGGCCAGTGCGGCGCTGCTCAAGGGGGCTTTCAGCCCCTGGAAGATGCCGGTGAGCTGGGTGCCGAGGGTCTTGGCCTGCGTCCAGACCTCGCCAAAGCCGGAGGTCAGGCCCTTGCAGATCTGGGCACCGATGTCGATGCCCTTCTGCACGAGGTTGGTCTGGGCGTTGCCCAGCGCCTCGTTGAGCTTGTCCACCAGACCGAGGGCAAAGTCATTGACCTTTTTCTTCTGGTCGGCGGTCAGGCCGCCGTAGATAGCATTTGCCGCCCACAGGCCGATGGACTTCCAGTCCTTGTTCTTGACGGCGGTATAGAGGCTGTCGAAGGTGCCCAGCAGGCCGGTGTCGGCGTGGGTCTGCAGCTCCTTCCACAGGTCATCGAAGCTCTTGATGGATGCCTCTTTGATGGTCTCGGCCACCTCTTCGGTGCCGTCGGCGGCAATGGTCTTGACCCGCTCCACCGTGACCAGCGCCCCGTCCACTACGTCATCGTAAGTCTGGGTGATGACCCGCTTCTGGGTCTCGGTGCCGTCGGTCAGGGTCTCGGTCACCGTCTTGGTGCTGGTCTGGATGTCGTCCACGATGCCGGAGGTGGTAGCGGTTACGGTCTTGGCCACTTCCCGCACCGTCTCCATGGTCTGCTTGACGGTCTTTTGGCCCTTCTCGTCCACCTCGGTGATGGTCTTGATGTCCTTGAGCACGCCTTCCACCATCTGGCGGGACGTCTCGGTGATGACCTGTTTTTGCTGGGCCTTGCCGTTGGACAGGGTCTCGGTGACGTTTTCGGTGGTGCGGGTGATCTTGCCGTCGATTTCGGTCGTGGTGTCCGAGATGGACTTGACCACTTCGGCAGCAGCTTCCTTCGTGGCCTTGCTGGCTTTCTTGGCTCCGCTGGCGATGGCCGGGTAAGGATTCGCAGCTGTCTGGCTCCCGGCGCGGCTGCTGCCGTTGCTGGAGCTGCTTGTGCCCTTCGGCACCCATCCGTTGTCATCGTCCCATTCGAGGTCTTTGTGGGAGTTGTCCCACTGCTTTGCGCTCTTGCGCTGATTATAGTTGTTGATGGCGTTGTTGTAGGCGGTGTTATAAGCATCCGCCGCAGCACCGATGCCGTTCTTCAGGTTGGCCAGTGCTGCCGCTGCTCCTTCAATTTTTGCAACCAGATCATTGATCCAGTCCACCACCGTGCCGATGGCGCTCTGGGCAATGTTTTTGACCGTGCTGAATGCGGAGTTTACTGTGTTGCGGAAGGTCTCACTGGTCTTGTAGGCCGTCACAAGGCCGGTTGCCAGAGCTGCCAGTGCGGACACAAGCAGGGCCACCGGGTTCGCGGAGATCACCGCATTCAAAGCGGCCTGTGCCAGCGCCAGACCGGTGGCTCCCGCCTCAGCGGCAGCGTTGGCTGCGGTCATGGCCGTGGTGGCAACGGTGTGCGCGACCTCGGCAGCCGTGGCAAGCGCCACATACCCCTTGTAAGCCAGGAACGCTGCGCCCGCCGCCGCGACCACCGACGTAGCAATGCCGATGGTGTCCTTGAGCTGGGCCATCTTCTCGTCGCTGTCGAGGAAGGAGGTGACCACGTCGTTGAGCTTCACCACAAGGTCGCCCAGCGCCGCAAACAGCCCGCTGGTCAGCTCGCCAGTCAGGGCGGCCACGTTATCCTTCAGGGTGGACATGCGGCCGCTGAAGGTCTGGCTGGCTTCCAGCATGCCATTGTAAAATTGCCCGCCCTCACTGGTGGCGGCCTGCACTGCATACTGCAGCTCTTCAAAGCTGACTCTGCCGTCCGAGATGCGCTTGTACAGGTCGGACATGCTCTCGCCGGTAGCTTCACAGATCTGGTTCAGCGGGTTAAAGCCCGCGTCGATCATCATGTTGACGTTTTCCAGCGTGACCTTCTTGGCACTGGACATCTTGCCGTAGGCACGCACCAGCGTCTGCAGCTTGTCCGCGTTGCCAAGGGAGATGTCGCCCAGCTGTTTCAGCACGTCGGTGGTGTCATCGGCGGCGATGCCGAACTGCAGCAGGATCTGGGTGCCCTCGGTCAGGTCGGACAGGGCAAAGGGCGTGGATGCCGCCATCTTGCGCAGCTCGGAAAGCTTGGCAGCGGCCAGTTCCTCGTTGCCCAGCATGACCTTGAAGTTGGTCAGGTAGCTTTCCATGCTGGCGTTGTAGTCCACGCCGCTCTGGACCACCTTGCCAAGTTCGGATGCAGCCTTTTTTGCAAAGTCCGCGATCATGTTTCCGGCGGCAACGGTCCACTTGCTGGTGCTCTTTTCCGCCGGGTCGCTGTTGAGCCTTACTTCGCCGGTGATGCTGAAATCTGCCACTTGTGTCCACCTCTCATTCAGAGCGCGGGCACAAGGGCACAGGCTTTACAGTTTGATCTCTACTTCCCGGCGGCAGGCCGGATTTTTGCACTTGACCCACACGCCGGATGCCGTGGCCGTGCGCACCGCCCACACGGGCAGGGGCCTGCCGCAGTAGGGGCAGGGCACCGGCACCCGCTCAGTGCCGGAAGCGGGCCAGGAATGCCGCGTCGTGTTCGGCAACGGTCTGGGCAACGGCGGCACCCCCTCTCAATGCGGCAGGCAGGGCAAAGCGTTCCTTCAGCGCGGCGTAATGCTCCCGCATGCTGCCCTCGTAATCGTTGAGGTCGGCGCTGCGCCAGCCCATGATCTTGGCCATGAGGGTATCTTCCGGCAGGGCGGCAAACAGCGCCCGGAACCGAAACCAGTGCAGTTTTTCGGTGGTCAGGTCGATGCCGTAGGCCTGCTGGAACGCCGCCACGATGTAGGGCGCGTCACACCGGTAGTCGAACGCCGGGCCGGTGTCGGGCCTGCTGGCAGGCTTTGCCGCTGCTGGCTCTGCGGCCTGTTCTCCGGCGCAGTAAAACTCGATGAGCCAGCTGTATTTTTCCTGCAGGTCGGAGGGCGAAAAACGCTCGGTGTAGAACTGCCCACACAGCTGCATGGCAAAGGCCACCGGGTCCGCCTCGACCTCTCCGTGGCTGTAGGCAGCGGACAGCCGCACCATGTGCCGGAAGTCCGGGTCAATGCGCCTGCCGTGCCATACGGTGGGCAGGGCGTCCGTCAGCAGGTCAGTCATCCAGCGCCGCCAGCTCTGCCAGCAGGGCCTTGCGGCGGGCGGCTTTGTCCACCCGCTCCACCATCCGGGCGGCGGGCGGCTGTGCCGGGAAGCTCACGGCCTGCGGCTTCTGGCCGTGCTTGTGCTTTTTCTCTGCCCGGCGCTGCTCCCGGTTCATGGGCTGGGGCTTGGGGATGCGGCTGGTATAGCGCTGCTTTTCGGCCATACAGGCCTCGTTGATGGCGTCCAGCACGTCATAGATGGGCGCTGCATCGTTTTCATCCAGACCCAGCCGGGCAGAGGCGCCCGCGCCAAGGATCTCGTCAATGCAGGCCATCACGAGACGCGCCTGTGCACGCATATGGTCGCCCAGACGCACGCCGCCACGGTTGAAGCGTTCCTTTTCGGCCCGGCCCGCCTGCTGCATCCGTTCGTTGGCATCCTCGAAGCGGTCCATGTCGTTGGCGTTCAGCACGGAAAAGTTGAATTCCTGTCCACAAATAACCATTTTCTGGCTCCTTTCGTTGCGCCGTGCCCCGGTGCTGCACCGGAGAGAACTGTTTTCACGGCATAAAAAATCCCCGTTCCGGGCGGAGCGGGGAAAGATGCGGGGAAGATCAGCCTGCGGCTGCAGTGATGTAGTTGAACTCCGCAGGGATGCCGATGCTCTTGACATCGCAGGCAAAGGTGGCCGGGGAACCGGCAGCGCCTCCCGCATCCGAAGTGACGATCAGGGAGGCGCTGCCGCTCTCGCCCTTGCCGGTGCGGATGCTGAAATAGATGTAGGGCACGATTACGTCGCTGCCGGTACCGTACTTGATCTTGTGCGACAGGGCAAAGTCCTGAAAATCGTCACCCACGCAGCGGTTTCCGCTGATGGAAAAGGTGCGCTGGGTACCGGTCTTACTGGTCACGGTGCCGGTGCGGATGAACGCTTCGTCCGCGGTGGTGGCGTTCAGGGCACCGCTGTGCTCCTTGACGTGGTCGGCGCAGACCACCCAGTCAGTCTCCTTGCTCTGGGTGCTCTCGGTCTGGATGGCAAAGACAAAGTCATCTGCCGTCTCGATGCCGGTATAGGACGCGCTGGGCGTGATGCCGGACTTGGTAATGGCTTCTGCTACGGTCATAGCAAAACTCCTTTCATTTGGGCTGATAGTAGGTCAGGCGCAGCTGCATCTGCATCCGGCAGCTGCCCGCGCTGCTGGTAACGATGTAGCCGGTGGAGGTGACGGCGATGCCGATGGGCTGTCGGGGTGCGGCCAGCGCGGGCAGGTGGTGGCAGTCATTCTGGGCCAGAACCCAGTCGGTGAGCTGCTCAAAAAAGCCGCTGTTCTGGATGGCCAGCACGTCCGCTTCGCCGTATTCCCGCCGGGACAAAAACAGGTAATTCTTTGCCATGTTCCGCCCGGAAAAATACTCGGTGATCACCGGGTCGCCGGGGCTGTCCTCAATGGAAAAGGCGGTGGCGTCCTCATCCAGCCCTGCAATGCGGAACGCCGCCCCGGTGGATTCCTGCTCTTCGGCGATGAGCGGGCAGCTCTTGAGCCACGCCCGCAGGGCGGCAATGGTGGGTCTCTCGCTCATAAGTGTCCCATCCCTCCCCAGAAGGTCGTGACAGCCCGCGCACCGTAAAGGGCGAGGTGCTCTCCGACGTCCGCCAGGGCACGCTGGCCCCAGTAGGAGCCGCGCAGACCGGTCTCTCCGTGCAGGCAAGTGCCCTGCTCATGCAGGTAATACTGCTTGCGTGCATAGGGCGTGTCATACACCAGCAGACCCTCGTCATACTTGCTGGCGAGGTTCACGCTGTTCTTCAGGGTGCCGGTGGCAAAGGGCACATAGCTGTCGATCAGCTTGGCCGCTTCCTGTGCGAGGGCATACTGTGCCTTTTGCAGAGCGGCGGTTTTCTCCGCGCCGAAGTCCGGCCGCCACGACAGCTGCATCTGGATGCCGTCTGTCTGATACCGGAACCCATCCGGCGGGTCAAACTTCGGTTTTGCCGACGGGGCAACGGGCCCGAACGGGATCATTTCGCTCATGTTCTCAGCTCCCTTCCACATGCCAGTGAGGCAGCAGCGGTTCCCGGTTGTCCGAGATGGCCGACACGGTGCAGCACAGGTGCGTTTTTTCGAGGTGGGCGTACTCTTCGGCGGTCAGGGTGGTCACCGCGCCCTGCACCAGCTTCCAGCCGCGTTTCAGCGTCCAGTGCCTGCGCTTTTCGGCGACAGGCAGCGCCGCCCACTGGGCATAGGGCAGATAGCCCTGCGTGCAAAGCCCCGCCGGGATGCGCACATGGGTGGTACGCTCCGGGTCCTTGGCGGTGCCGGAGCCGGAAGAACCGCGCCGCTCCCGCCAGCTGCAGGCCGGAAACACCCAGCACACCGGCGTGTCGGTCTCGGCGGCGGTGTCGTGGATGAGGTTGACCACGGTGACAGTGCCCTGCATCAGAAGCACCCCCTGTACAGCAGGCCGTGGGGGTCTGCGCCGAGAGCGGTTTCCAGAACGTGCCATGCTTCCGTGCGCACCGCTGCGGACAGGCTGCTGTTTGCCGAAAAGCTCACGCTCCATCCGTCGTTGGAGACGCTTGCCGCGCCCGGAGCCGCACCCACGGCGGCCTGTGCGGCAAACAGATCTACGATCTGGGCGCAGGCGTCGGCCAGCATCTGGCGGCAATCCTCACACTCGGCGGCGTGGGCTTCTGCCCGGCCAAAGGTGGCGCTGTCGATCAGGCGGGACGCCCGGCTGCACAGCACCCCGAAGGCCGCTTCCGGCACCGTACCGCCCGCCGCCTGGTATTCGTCATAGGTACAGTACAGCATGGCGGCTCCTTTCCTTAGACGTGCTTCTTGACGAGGATGGCGGCAGCCTTGGTGACCTTGTAGGCGTAGACCTTACGGCCCTGCACGGCAGATGCGCCGATGAAGTCGGCGGAGCCGGAGAGATCCTGCAGATGGACGGGAACGGCCCACTCGTCGATGACGGCGAACCAGTTGGGATGACCGGCCACATACTCGACGTTCTCGCCCAGGGTGGAATCCTCGAACACGGTGTAGCCTGCGATCTTGCCCACAGCGCCGGTCTGAACGACTGCGTCACCCAGGTCGGAAGCCTTGATGAACTCGGGGCTCTTCAGAAGCAGGCCGTAGGTGTCCGGGGAGACCAGCAGCCAGCGGCCTGCAGTGGGCACGCCGATGGAGGACTGCTGGGTGCGAGCATCCACGATGTTGGCGTAGATGGTCTTTTCGGTCAGGGCGGTGGTATTGCCGAAGGCAGTGCCTGCGGTGGTCAGCTCCACGGAGCCGTCAGAATCCATCTGCAGGCCCAGAGAGTAACCGGCGCTGTCCAGGCGGTCGGCAACCAGATCACCGGGAACGCTCTCTGCATCGAAACCATCGATGATCTCGTTCACTGCCTTGTCGTGGTCGATGTTGACGGTGAGGTAGGTGGTGTCGCCGCTGGTCTGCTTTGCGCCCTTGACCTTGTCGTAGTCGTTCACAACCACCTCAGTGTCACGGACAGGGACCTTGACGGAACCGGCCTTGGGGCTGCCCTCGTAGCGGTTGTTGCAGATCACGCCGACTTTCTTCACCAGCGTCTTGCGCAGCTTGAGGTCGACCAGATTGGAATAGCGGACCTGTGCTTCATGTGCCATAAGAATATCCTTTCTCTCATTCGATGTTGATATCGGGGTTCATCTTCTTGAAGGCAGCGGTCACGGGGTCAACATCCCCGGCGGGCGGGGTGCCATGCTCTTTGCCGCTGGAAACGTGAACGGAACCAGCGCCGCCCTCTGCCGCCTCGCCAAAGGCCCAGGGGTTCGCCTTTGCGGCTTCCTCCAGCGCCTTGGAGATATCGGTGGAACGGTCCTTGGAACCCTTGAGGGCATCCAGATCCAGCAGTGCCCGGACTGCCTTGACGCTGCGGCCCTTGGCTCCCAGAATGGCGGTGTTCAGGGCATTGTCAAAGGCAAAGCCCTCAGCCTGAGCCTGCATATCGCCCTTGAGCTTTGCCAGTTCGGCCTCGTACTCCTCGGGCTTCTTCTTGCCATCAAAGGCGGCAAGGCCGTCCTGGGCAGTCTTGAGCTGGGTCTGAGCGTTTTCCAGCTGGCTCTTGTACTGCTCGGCGGCAGTCTTTTCCCGGTTGACATCGTTGCCGTTCTCGGCCATGATCCAGTTCAGCTGTTCCTCGGTGATGCCGGGGATCTGTTTCTTCACGTCTTCACGCTTCATGGGATAAACTCCTTTCGTTTGGGACAGACCACAGTTTGTTTACGCTGTTCTCTGTCAGCAATCGGTCTTTGGGCAGGATACGCACTGCCCTCTGCGATGGCACCGTTTGCAGGAATCGAACCTGCGGCATCCGGTTTTGGAGACCGGCGCTCTTCCATCTGAGCTAAAACGGTATGAAAAAAGCGCCCCTGCTCAAACGAGCAAAGACGCTTGCGGTATTTGGTTGTATCAGTAGTCCCGGAAGGGGCAGACCTCACAGATTTTCTTCCAGTCGGGCTTCACCTTGAACCGGGCAGGAATACAGCTGTCAATGACAGCTTGATTTTCCATGCAATCAATGGGGTCTGTCCAATCGTCTACCAGCGGGCACTTGACGCTTGCGGCGGTTCCGGTTTCATCCGGTCTGTATTCTACATTACCCAAGAAGGCCATTCTTTTTCATCTCCTTAACCAAAGCAGTCGTGTTTTCATCATATTGGTCACGGCTAAATGCTGTGCGAATCTCGTTTGTTCCTGTACGGACATACGCTGAACCTTCTGCCCCATAGTATCGCTCAAACTGGCCATTCCAGACGGTGACAGAGATTTTTGCATCCCGGATGTACTGTTTAGCCTGCTTTTCACTGACATTGTGGGAGCGCTCCTGATTTATGTGCGCATCGTCAAATGTAAGGCTGTCAATGTTGATGGCGGTGGGTTTCAGGTGGATCGCAGCGGTTTTGGGCAGCTTTGCGGCGGTGCGAAGGTTCTCAATGATTATAGCATCTTTCTGCTGTTTTTCATAGCCTTTCGCCGCCCACGCGGTCTTACTGCTCTCGCTCCTGCCAAACCCGGCCACGCTCGTCCGGGCACTGTCCACTCTGCCGCCGGTGACGCTGATAAAGTCGGCCAGCTCCTGACGGGCCTGCCGGAGCTTCACCGCGCTGGCGGTGGTGTCGGCCCCGGCGGCATCCTCAGCCAGATACCGGCGCTTGTACTTGCGCACGGTGCGCTCCCGGGCCCGCTGCATCTGGCTGATCTCGTACCGGGTGTATTTCTGGCCGTTGTACTCGATGTCCCGGGCGTTGAGGGCTTCCAAGCTCTCCTGCGTCCATGCAGGCGGTGCACCCAGCTCAGGGAAGATGGCAAAGAAGGTGTGACGGCAGTTCCAGCCGCAAAGCCCGGCCCCGGTGCCGTAGCCGGTGGCGGCCTCGAAGTCCGGGTAATGTCTGCCCATGTAGTCTACAGCGCCGCCCCGGTGGAACTGCCTGCCCTGCCACTCGGCGTGTGAAGGCCTGGCCCCGCCGTGGGCCGTGGTCTCGAAGAACTCCACCCCCATCTCATCGGCGCGGGCCACCTGCAGCTTGCCTGCGGTCTGGTTGACGCCGGTGAGCACCGCCCGGCGGGCGGCAACCTCCAGCGTGTCGGTGTGGCCGGTGGGGTAGGTGACGTACTTCATGGTGTCGGCCAGCGAGTCCACCGCGCTCTTGACGGCGCTCTTGTAGTCGAACGCGCCGCTGCTCACCTTGAGATGGGCGCGGTCGAGAGCGGCTTCAAACTGGCCGCTGACGGTGTTGGCCGTGGTGGAAGTCAAGTTGTGGAAGGTTCCCGCCGTCTGCTGATAGCCAGCGTTGAGCAGGGCCTGCAGGGTGGCATTGTCGGCAAAGGGCGTGGGTTCCTTGCCGTAGTGGTAGTAGATCTCGTCCTCGGCCTCCATGGCCCGGGTGGCCGCTTCCTGCATGAGCCGCCTGATTTCGGCTTCGCTCTTGCCGGTGTAGCGGGCCAGCTTCTTTACCACGTCCTGCCGGAGGGCTTCGGTCTGCTCATACCGCCAAAGCTGCCAGTTGGCCGTGGAGGTCATGGTGTCCATTTTGGAGATGCGCCGGGCCACGTCCCGCAGGATATCGTCCTCGACCTGCTGCCAGAGCAGCACCAGCCGGTCGGGTGCGTGGTCGAGATAGTCCGGGGCCAGCATCAGCCGCCCCCGCCGAAGCTCAGCTCCGGCTGCTTGTTTTCGTCAGCAGCTTCCTGTGCCAGCTTGCGGGCATCCTCTTCACTGACCCCGTACCGGGCAGACAGATACTTGTACCGGGGCAAAAGGCCGCTCAGGGCATCGTCCCGCATCTGGCTCATCCGGGTCTCGGCATCGGTGATGTAGCTGTCGTCCCAGTCCACAGAGATGGGGGTGTCGGGGTCCACCGCTGCCCCCTGCAGGTTCTTTGCTGCCCACAGGATGGCCCGCACGATGCCCACCAGCGCCCCCTCAATGGGGATCTGGTTCTTATTGGCGCTGGCCACCAGATCCTGACGGCTGCCGTTGTACTCGGTGGCTGTGGTCACGTTGCCCAGCTCGAAATTGTACCGGTGGCAGCCCAGACCGCACTTGAAGCTGAACAGATTCAGCATATCCTGCACAGCCTTGTGGTTCTGCTCCACCCGCAGGTCAGGGTTGTATTCGTGGTATTCGCTGGACTGGTCGAGGCTCCCTTCCTTTTGGGGCAGGGTGACGAACTGGCTCTGCACATCGTCATCGGGTGGAATAGAATGCTCCACGCCCTCCTGATCCACCACCTTGCGGCAGATGTCTGCAGAGTAGAAGATCTTCTTGTGGCCCAGCCGGATATCCTCCCGGTAGTTGTCAAAGGCAAGGTCGATGCCCTGAGCCTCGGCCAGCGCTTCGGCAAAGACGCTCATGCCCAGCCCTGTGCCACCGTCAAGGTTATTGACTGCTGCCGGGCTGAACAGGGCAAACCAGGGCGGGGAACCCTCCACCGTGATGCTTTCTGCCGTACCCTGCGGGGCCTGCAGCGCTTCAAACACCGGAGCACCCGAAACTCCATCCGTTACCCGAAACCACTCGTTGCGGATGGTGCGCCGGGTCTCATTGCCGGTGTGGGTCTGCAGATAGACCGCAGGCTTGCCCTCCATCATGCACTCGGAGACAAAGGCTGCTTCGGTCACGATGCCCCGTTCCACCCGCAGAGGCAGGATGCAGGAAGCCGGGTCATAGTCCAGCTTCAGGCGGGTATCCGGGCCGGGGACGGCTTTCCCTTTCACGACAGTCAGATTCTCGGCACTCAGTACAAAGGCACCGGTGCCGGACCAGTAGGCCTGTTCCACCAGAGCATTGGCATTGCGCCAGAAGTGCAGCTCCCGGAGCAGGCCGCCCACCTGCTGCTCATCGTCGCCCAGCAGATACCGGGCGGTGGCAGCGTCCTTGATTTGGAAGGTGGTGCGGTCGTTCAGCAGCAGGTTTGCCCAGTCCTCGCAGACCCGTTTCGGCATCCGCAGGGAGGCAATAGGGCGTTTCTTGGTGCCGTTTGCGTATTCAGCGGCACGGGTGTGCACCTTGGGCACGCTGCCCTGCCACCACTGCCGCCAGGTCTCGATGTGGCCGTAGTAGTCGGTATCGATGGCCCACCCGCGCGTCTTGTTCAGGTAGTTCAGAAATGCGGTGATGTTCATGTGTTGGTCAACCTCTTGAAATCGCGCTCGATGGTGTACTCGTAAGCGTCCAATGTGTCGATATCTGTGCTGCCGTCATCCAGCCGCTCGTCCACGCCGGGGTGCTTGCCGCTGTACAGGGCCGTGGCAAGGGCATCCCGGAGGGTGGCCGCCTCCGGCAGCAGCCAGAACCGCCCGCCGCCCATCAGGATGCAGGTCAGGCGGATGCGGTCATTGATGCGGATCTTGGCACTGTTTTCCACCCGGTCGGCCAGCCAGCTCAGTTTGCAGCGCCGGAGCCTTGCCCGGATGTGATTGATCAGCGTCTGCTCTGCGGAATCGCAGAAGATGTACTGGATCTCGCCCCAGCGGGCAAAGACAGCCATGCAGAACTCCAGCAGCCGGTCGGCCAGAAAGTCGGCATCCTGCGCCACAGGGTCGATGCGCTGGGATGCCAGCCCTACCACGCCGGACCAGCCCGGTAGGATGGCCGTTGCCACAAAGGCATGTTTGGAGCCGTTGCCGCCAAAGTCCACCCCGATGCGCACCCGCCACGGGTGCAGCGGCTTGTCCACAGGCCAGAAAAAACGCCCATCTCCGGCGGCAAGGCTGTCGGCCAGCAGGCGGTAGATCACGCCGTTGGCGGCCATCCACTGCCCCAAGATAAAGCGGTTATAGTAGACCGTGCCGGTGTATTCTTTTTTCAGATCGGCTACGAACTGGGCCGGAAGTGTAGGGTTATCGTCGATGGTGTAGGCTTGACAGTAGATGTCGGCGTCGCTGTCCAGAAAGCGTTTGAACCAGTGCTGCGGGTTTTCCGGGTTGCATGTGCCGTCAAAATGGGAGTGCGGGCAGGACAGACGGCTTTTCAGCATCTGGAACACGCCCTCATCCCAGGTGGTGATCTCGTCGCCGTAGGCGTACTCGAAGGCCGCGCCCTGGATGCGGGCAATGTGCTTTTTGTTGTCGGCACCGAGGACATACACCTTGCGGCCGAACAGCTGCACGATGTTGCCGGAAGCCGAGGTGCGCACGATGCCCACCAGATCCGGCCCCCAGAGCGCCCGCATGGGCTCCAGCACGTTGCGTTCCAGCGTGCCCAGGGTGTTGCCCAGCATGACCAGCAGGCCCTCGTCCCGCGCGGCAAGGATGCGCTGCGGGATGGTGACGGCGCAGTCCAGATAGGTCTTGCCGGAGCGTGTGGCCCCGGTCTTGATGTTCCAGCGGTGGGAGCAGCTGCGCAGGAACTCCTGCTGATACTCAGTCAATGGCACTGTCGATTCCTCCCAGCAGTTTGCGGGCATTTTCCAGTGCGTCTGCACCGGGGTCCTCCTGCGGGGCTTCCTCGCCCAGCATCTTCAGCAGCACCCCGGCGGCGCGGGCATCGCCGCGCTTGGCGGCCTCGGCCATGCCCATGACCACGCTCATCTGGTTATCCACGTCCTCCGGGTCCACCTCATCCCGCAGCAGGGCGTTCACCCGGCGGCGGTCGGTCTCCGGCAGGCTGAGGTAATAGTCGGCGGCTTCCTTCATGCTGCGTTTGCGGCGGCGTGCCTTGCCGGACGCAATGCCGCCCGCCTTGCCCATTTCAGACAGCTCTGTCGGGCTTCGCTCGGAGTTCGGGATAAGATTCTTTTCGTTGGGCACGTCACCACCTCTCATGGTTCAGGTAAAACAAAAGCCGCCCCGGAATGGGACGGCTGAGAATGTTCAAGATTGCCCGGCTGGTACATTCAGGCTGTTGGGTGAGTAAATGTGTGTTCCCCTGTCGCAGCCGGGCAGCACAAAGCCCGCAGGATTGAAGGGAGTAAACCTTTCCTGCGGGCTCTTGCGATGATACTATTTTATCATGAAATCAAAGACATGTCACTGACGTCGTACTGACGTTTTACTGACATCTGTCACAGTTCCAAAGCATCCACACCTTTACGGTGATGACGGTAAACCTGCCGTACACAGATGCTCATCTTCTGCGCAATCTGCTCCCAGTCCTGAAAGCGGAGATACTTCAGCCGCAGGACCTCGTAATCCTTCGGGTCGTCCACATCCTCCAGTCGGGCCATAAGTTCGGCGTGGAGATCATCACACAGCATGATCTGTGCATTCAAGGCTTTCTCGGCTCGTTCAATACGTTCTACAGTTCGTGCCAGACTCTGCCCATCACCGCTGCCGCCCGGCATTCCGGTCAGTTGCTGCGTGGTACAACCGGTGTCACGTTCTGCTTCATCTAAATCATCTCGCAGGTGCTTGGCCTTTACCATAGCGTCCCCGTACCGCCAGAGCCAGGCCTTTTTCTCTTCGTAGGTCATCAAACTTCCTCCACCCGGACGAACACCCCGCAGGGGTCCGACCAGAACTTCTCCACGATCTCGCTGCACACCTGGGCGTCATCGTCCCAGAAGTGCAGGCGGGTCATCTCATCCTTGAGGGCCTTTTCCAGGTTGTCAGTGTCCGGCTTGCTGGTGCGCCACGCACCGTTCCTGCGCCCCTCGGAGGGGAAGCACCACTTGACCAGCAGGCGCACCGGTCTGCCGGCAGGGATGGGCTTTGCCGGGGCGTGGGGTGCCAGATGGGCATGGAGCTTGGCACGGGTGGCTTTGAGTTCCGGGCTGTCGTGCAGCACGGCGCAGGGCTTGCCGCCCTTCATGTAAGCGTGCAGCTGCTTTGCGTTGTGGGTGGTGGTGGGCGGCTGCATGGGGATAAAGAATTGCGTGTACATGGGGTTCACCTCGTTTTTCTTTTTTTCAGTTCGCCAACGTGATGGGGAGGGTCTCCGAATGGATGGGGGCTGTGGTCGCCCCATCCTTCGGGAAACCCCATCACAATTGCAGTTGCAGTTTTAGCTATTATATATAGGCTATGTTGCACTGCAAAATCTGCAGTCATAGCGGCTATAACTGCAAAATTGCAGTTTTTCGTGTCGTGCAAAATAGCGGCTATAACTGCATTTTTACAACAAACTGTAATTGCAAAAATTACAAATCGTTTAACCGTTGCTGCCGGGTTCCTTGCGTCCAACTTTCTCACCGTCGATCCAGAACCGCCCGTCATCCTTCAGGCGGGTCTTGACGGTGCGGGGCTTTAGGTCCATGTATTCGGCCAGAGCATAGACGGTCACCTCGCCGTCCATGGTGCAGGCTTCAAAGGCGGTGTCCAGTTCGGCTTTTTTGTCCTTGGTCACCTTGCCTTTGTCGCCCCAGCGCTTAGCGGCACCGCGGTTGCCCAGAGTGCGGAAGTCGCTGTCCGGCTGCAGATCCTCCAGCAGACCGCTGTCCGGCTTGTGCACCGGGTAGTCAAACCAGAGGTTCACCGGGTCAAAGCGGGCGAACTCGCGGAGCGTGCCCTCGATGCGCCAGGCAGTCATGCCGTCGGCCTGCTTCTGGGCGGCGGCGACTTCGGCGTCAATGGCCCGCAGGTCGGCCAGGCCCAGGCACTCCTTGGCCACGGCCAGCATCCGGCTCTTGCTGAGGGTATCGTCCGGGCCGTAGGCGTCCGCATGGCCGCGCTTGTCCAGCATGGCCTTGATGACCCGACAAGCTGCCTTGTTGCGCAGCTGCTCCCGGATGGCGTCGGTGGGCGTCAGCTCGGTCATGTCCAGCATGGCGTCCGGGTCACGGGCGAACACGCCGGAACCGGACGCACGGTCCATGCTGCGCTTGCCGCCCTGGGCACCTTTGCTGTGGTGGTGGCAGTAGATCACGGCGCAGTCCAGTGCGCGGCACACAAGGTCAAACTGGTTGCAGAACTTGGCCATCTGGTCGGCGCTGTTCTCGTCGCCGGTGATTACCTTATAAATGGGGTCCAGCACCACGGCCATGTAGCCCTTTTTCTGGGCCCGGCGGATGAGCTTGGGGGCCAGCTTGTCCATAGGCACGGACGCACCGCGCAGGTTCCAGATGTCAATGTTTTTCAGGTGCTCCGGCGGCAGGCCCATGGCGGTGTACACATCCTTGAAGCGGTGCAGGCAGGAGGCCCGATCCAGCTCCAGATTGATGTACAGCACCTTGCCCTGGGCGCAGGAGAACTGGCCCAGCCACGGCTTGCCCTCGGCAATGGCGATGCACAGCTCGATGAGGGCAAAGCTCTTGCCGGCCTTGCTGGGGCCCGCCAGAAGCATCTTGTGCCCTTTGCGCAGCACCCCGAAGATGAGCGGGTCTGCCAGCGGGGGCAGGTGCTCCCAGTCGGCGGCGAGGTTCTCGGTGTCCGGTAGGTCGTCGGTCTCGGCTTCCAGCCAGTCCACCCACTCGTCCCAGCAGCTCTTGCCGAAATTGGTCTCCAGAAGCACCTGCCGCTTGTCGCCGCGCAGGATGCCGGGCATCCGGCTCAGGCGGCTGGGGTTGCGGTTCTGCTGGTCGATGGTCAGGCCGTTCTTCTGGCAGGCAGCGTAGAGGTAATCCACCCGCTTGCGGTACTCGGTGTAGTCCGGGGCGTCCACCTTGACGATGGCATGGACGCTCTTGCCGCCGGAGTAGACGAGGGCCGCGCAGGGCAGTTCCAGTTGCTTGATGATGGCCTGCTGTTTGCCCAGCTCCATGTTGTCGCACTCCACAAGAGCGTAGCGATAGGCGGTGATGTTGGCGTCCTTGCGGCCGGTGCCGTCCACGGGGTTGAAGCAGATCCACGCGCCCACCTCCGGGTCGCAGTCGCCCACCACCTTGCCCAGGTCCCCGCCGCATTGGTCCAGCTCGGCGATGAGCTGCCCGGCGGTGCGGTCCCAGCAGCCCCTTGTGGGGCGGCGGCGGTCATCCGCCATGAAGCTCTCGGTGACGTAAGCCACATACTCGTCCGCCTCGAACAGGGCCCGCAGGTAGCGCTTCAGCTGGTCGGCGGGGTCCCACTGTTCCGGCAGGGCCAGCTCGTGGGCTTCCACCCACCGGGGGTCTACCACGCGCCCCTCCGGCTGTGCGCCCGGCCCTGCGGCGATGTCGTCGTTCCAGTCCAGTGCATGGCCCGCCGGGCCGCTCCACCCGTGGGAGTAGGCCATCTGGAAGATGCTGCTCACCGTGACGGGGCTGCCCCCGCCGCCGTGGAAGCTCTCCCATTTTTTGACGCACTCGCCCTTGTGGTAGCGGCCGGCGTCCCGCGTGCTCCACTGCTCCCAGACGGTCACCGGCAGGCCGCCGTCCTTGAGGGCCATGCCTACCGCGACCCACTCGTCATAGGTCAGGGCGGACGGGCTGAGAAATTCCAGCGCTTCTTTGAGATCGTTTTCATGTTCCATGTGCGTTACCATCCAAAGTCCGTCGGCACGGCGGGCTGTGCGTCAGGCGTGAAGGTTTTGGGGTCCACACCCTTGGGCACGCCGCGCCAGCCGCCGGCTGCAATGCGGTTAATCATGCGGCTGGCCGCGTCAAAGCTCCAGCTGCCCACATGCCGGAAGCCGTAGCGTTCCAGCAGGCGGATCTGCTTGGGCGTGGTCAGCCCCTCGGTCTGGCGCTTGTGCAGCCGGTCCAGCAGCAGGGCCGCCTTGCCGGCGGATTCCACCGCATCCGGCAGGATGCCCAGCTTTTCCAGCGCGGCGGTCTGCTTGTCGCTGGGCGGCCCGGCTTCCCACCCGAAGGTGGGCACATAGCCGGACAAGTCCTCGGCCTGAATGCTCATCTCGTATTGCAGCGGGTCCACCAGCTTTGCCTTTTTGCGGCGCTGCTCTGCCAGCTGCTTGGCGAGGGCTTCTTCTCGCTGGGCCACCACGTCCTCGCTGGCCTGTGCGGCGGCCTGCTCGATGTCCTCCGGGCAGCCGCTCTCGGCAAGGGTCTCGGTCATCTGGCGGGCCACAGTGCGGTCCTCACAGACCAGGTCTGCCGGGCGGCACAGCTCGTGCTTGTCGGTCATCCACAGGAAATCCAGCAACAGCAGGTCGGTCTTGCCCGGGGAAAGGCGGGTGCCGCGCCCCACCATCTGGCTGTACAGGCTGCGCACCTTGGTGGGCCGCAGCACCACCACGCAGTCCACGGAGGGGCAGTCCCAGCCCTCGGTGAGCAGCATGGAGTTGCACAGCACATTGTATTTGCCGGCGTCGAAGTCGGCCAGCACCTGCCTGCGGTCGTCGCTCTGGCCGTTGACCTCGGCAGCCCGGAAGCCGTGGGCGTTGAGCAGGTCCCGGAACTTCTGGCTGGTCTTGATCAGCGGCAGGAACACCACCGTTTTGCGGCTCTTGCAGCGCCGAGCCATTTCGGCGGCGATCTGCTCCAAATACGGATCAAGGGCTGTGCCCAGGTCGCCCACGGCGTAGTCGCCGCCGCTCATGGTCACGGATGTAATATCCAGCTGCAGCGGGATGGTCTGAGCCATGATCTTGCACAGATAGCCCTCCTTGATGGCGTCGGTCAGCTTGTACTCAAAGGCCAGGCTGTCGAACACCTCTCCCAGATTGCGCATGTCGCCGCGGTCCGGCGTGGCGGTGACGCCAAGCACCTTGGCCCCGCTGAAGTAGTCCAGGATGCGGCGGTAACCGTCGGTGATGGCGTGGTGGGCCTCGTCGATGATGATTGTGCCGAAATAATCCTGCGGGAAGCGTTCCAGCCGGGCGGTGCGCTGCAGGGTCTGCACGCTGCCCACCACCACCCGGAACCAGCTGTCCAGGCAGGTGGATTCGGCCTTTTCCACGGCGCTGACAAGGCCGGTGGAACGCTGCAGCTTGTCGGCAGCCTGTTCCAGCAGCTCGCCCCGGTGCGCCAGAATGAGCACCCGGTCGCCGGCACGCACCTGATCGGCAGCCACCGACGCAAACACAATGGTTTTGCCGGTGCCGGTGGGCAGCACCAGCAGGGTGCGGGTGTGGCCGGCGTCCCACTCGGCGTGGATGCGGTCACGGGCCTGCTGCTGGTAGGGTCTCAGTTCCTGCCCCATCAGAATGCCCCCTGCGTCCAGCCCTGCGAGGGTGCCGCCTTGGGTGCCGAGGGCGGCAGGAAGCGCTGCACCTCGTTGCTCTGGCCGGTCTCACCGGCGTGAGGGCCGCTCTTTTTGGTGTACTCCCGGACGCCCAGCTTGCAGATGCCCTTGGCACCTACCACCTCGTTCCAGCGGGGGCGGAAGGTCTCGCCGCGCTTGCACTGGCCGATGCTCTCAAAGAACGCGCCCAGCAGACCCTGGGTCTTGGTATGCAGGTACAGGCGGTGGGTCACGGTGGTGTCGCCCTTGGCCCCGCCATAAATGCGCAGGGTCAGTTTTGCCATGGAGCAGGGCGGCAGCTTGGCCCCGCCCTCATAGCGGGCACGCTCCATCTGGGTCACTTCAAAGGGGTACTCGCCCTCCGGCAGCAGGACGAACTCCTGCTGCTCGTTGGTAAACTCGTCATCCCAACCCAAAGCGAAACCTTCGTTGTTCATCTCGTTCATAATGCTTCTCCTTTATTTAATGTACGTTAAAACGGCAGGTCACGGCTGTCCAGAACCATCTGCAGCACCTGCGGCCATGCGGCGATCAGGCAGCCCTCCACAAAATCCATGGGGTAGTCCTTGATGGGCATATCCTCCGGGAAGTAGCCCCGCTCGCCCACTACATGTTGCAGCTCTTCCGGAGTCACGTTGTTGGCGCTCATGAGCGGAGCCAGTTTTTCCGGCACGCCCAGGGCGACCAGATCCGGCGTGAGCAGGGCCTTAGGAACCTCTTCACGGGGCGGTTCCGGCTGTGCCTGCGGGGTGGGCAGGATGTCGGCATCCGGCTGATGTTTGGGCTGCGGGGCAGGAGCCGGGGCGTGCTGCACCGGCGTCTGGGTAGCTGCCGGTGCGCTGCCGCCGGGCAGGCAGTAGGCAATGCTGGCGTAATCAAAGGGCACCTCCTCCGGCAGGTCAAAGCGGTTCTTGGCGTCCCAGCAGGCGTGGTGGGTGGTGTACAGCACCCGCTTGCCGCCGCTGGCCTTGTTCTTGGCGTTGGGGCCGCTGCCGGCCTTTTCCACCACGGTCTTGTAGTTGGCAAACAGCAGCATGTCGCACCATTCCCGCAGCAGCGGGGCCACCTGCTTGGAGGTTTTCATGCTCCAGCGGTCATAGTTGCCCACGGCGTCCGGCTGCTCGAATTTGGTGATGGCCGCGTGGGCCAGCACCACCACGTTGTGCCCGGCGTTCAGCACCTCTTCCAGCGCGTCCAGCAGCTTGGCGAACTCTTCCTTGGCGTAGGTGTAGCCCTTGCCGTAACCGAAATCTTCAATGCCGTTCACCTTGGCGCGGGCGCATACGGCCTGGATGCACAGTCGCTCGGCCCAGTCGGCGGTGTCCAGCACCAGCGTGCCGCAGGGCACATTGCCCTTGCGCACCTCGGCCACCTCGTCCAGCAGCATGGCCCAGCTGGTGGGCTGGGGCAGGCGGGCGACGTTCAGGCGCTTGGTGCCGCCCTCGGTGTCGATGAATACCGGGTCCGGGAAGTGGGACGCGAAGGTGGATTTGCCAATGCCCTCCGGCCCGTACAGCACGGTCTTGACCGGCGCGGCCTGCACGCCGGTGGTCACGGAATACTTGCTCATTTAAAACGCTCCTTTCGTCCAGCTCCTGGGCTGGGGCTTTTCGGTGACTGGCGGCTCGGCATCCTTTACCATGCCGTCCTCAATGATGATCTGGCACTCACTGCCGGTGGAAACGCGGGTAGCAATGGCCTGCAGGCCCTCGGCTTCCAGCCAGGCGGAAAACTCCTGCAGGGTGGTCATGTCCATCTGCTCCAGCTTGTCCAGCAGAACAAAGCCGCAGTCCGGGTTCAGCCGGCGCACGATGGCGGCGGCCACCCGCAGCTGGTCACTGCCGGACATATCCCGCCAGTGCTTGCCGTTGTAAGTAAGGACACCGTCCTCCACGCTGAGGCCCGGCAGGGGCAGGTCGGCCCCGTTCAGCAGGGCCATGCGCTCGGCGCGCTTCTGCTGGATGGATTCGGTCAGGCGGTCGTACTCGCTGGCGTACTGGGCGGCTTCGTCCTCAGCCCGGGATTTTTCCAGGTTGGCCCGCACCTTGCGGTTGGTCTCCTCAATGTCCCGGATGGAGGCTTCCAGCTCGGCGGTGGATTCGTCTTGCAGCTGGGAGACGGTCTTTCTTGCAGTTTCCCGCTGATTGAACAACTTGGTGTGCTTGGCGTCCAGTTCATCTGCCAGCTGCTGCAGTGTGGCAATGCGTTCCCGGGTGCGCTTCAGCTCGTCCACACACTGCTGCACCTGCTGTTCAAGCTCTGCATACTGGGCCCGCAGGCGCTGGTTCTCGCCATTCCGGGCCAGAATGTCCTGCTGCTGACGGATGAGCTCGGAGGCGCTCACCGGCTCGTCCGGGGCTTCCGGGTAGGAGATCATTTCCTCGGCAAAGTGCTTTTTCTGGGCGGCCAGCTGGCCGGTGAAGGTGCGCTTGTCGTACAGGCCCTTGATCTCCAGATCTTTGACCTGCAGCTCCGACCCCACGCCGATGATGCGCAGCAGGATGTCGGCCTTTTCCTTGTCGCTGGCGTCCATGAAGCGGGGCAGGTCGAGGGCCAGCGGCTCCACAAAGGCGTTGAGCAGCTGCTGGCCGCTGCGGCGGCCGGTGGGGTCGGTGACGGTCAGGCTGGCATTTTTGCCCTTGCGCTCCACCACCACGCCGTTGGACAGTGTGACCTTGAGGTGAGCAGGAGCGATAGCACCGTCCCGCTGTGCGGCGTCCGGACGGAAACGGTCCCCGCCCAGGGCCCACGCCAGGGCGTCCAGCACGCTGGTCTTGCCCTGATTGTTGTTGCCGCCCACGAGGGTGAGCCCGGTGGGCGACGGGGTGAGCGCAACGGCCTTGATGCGCTTGACGTTCTCGGCTTCCAACGCCGTGATCTTTACAGACATTGTGATACCTCCCCTTGAATTTGTCCCAGTGTACGGATGAGCTGATTGGCGACGGCTTCCCGCTGCTCCTGCGGCAGCTTGCGGAGGGACGGAATCACCATTTTGCCGATGTTCTGGAAAGAACGGTCGGCCAAAAGTACGTTGTCATAGGAGCTGTGGGCATCCTGTTCGCTGCCGGAAGCGGTCTGTTCCAGCTGTGCCCGCAGGTCGGCGGTCATCTCGGCGGCCATTTCCCTGGCCTGACGCTCCACCTCTTCCTTGTCCACCACCGCAGTGATGGGCTGCTTCTTGAGTGCATCATTCTCGGCCTTGAGCTTGTCGCCCCGCAGCTTTGCCGCCTGGGCCACCTGCCGGGCCCCGGCCAGCTGATTCTCAGCATCCTTGGCACGGGCTTCGGCCTTGCTCTGTAGCTTCCAGGCTTCTTCCTCTCGGGCCTCGGCTTTGTCTGCACGGTCTTTTTCCTGCGAGACCTTCAGGCCCAGCCGGTTGCAGTCTTTGGCGGTGCTCAGCTGGTCGGCGCGGGCCTTGTCCCGTTCGGATTCGGCCAAGTCGGCACGGGCTCGTTCCCGGTCTGCCTGGTTCATGGCCTCCACCCGGTCGGTGCGGAGCTGCTGGTTTTCCTTGAGCAAGTCCTGATAGGCTTTGTTCGTGGGAATCTCGCCGTTCTTGACCTTCTCCACCAGCTCCACCGGGGCGCTGGGCTTTGCCACGGCGTACAGCAAGGTGGGCGGCAAGGCTTCCAGAATGGCCCGCTGCCGGGGGCTGCTGTCAGCCAGCAGTGCGGAGACTTGCAGCAGCCGGTAGGCGCTGTCTTTGGTGATGCCAATGTGCAGGCACCATGCACGGAAACTGTCCTCTCCACGGTTGCCGTGCTTCGAGTTGTCGCATTGTGCGACAACTCCGCACAGCTCATCGTGTGCCAGTGCAATGTTGTCACCCATGTAAACAAGACCCTTTTCGGCCAGTTTCTTGCCGTGAAGATATCCGTTTTCTGCAAGATGCAGGGTCGCCACGGTCTGCTCAGGCAGGCCGGAATAATCAAACCCCGGGCACTTGTCTTCCCGAATGAAAGTCAGGGGCTTGTCCTGCATGGCACCAGCTGTCGATACAGAAGAACCGTCCGCCGATGCGGCAGGGGCCGATTCGCAGTTCTGCAGGGATGTCGCGGGGGGTGATGCGCTTGCATCCGCCCCGCTCTCCGAGGTGGTCGGCGTTGCCGCTGTGGCAGTCGGGACAGCATCCTCTGCCGTAGTCACAGCAGCACCCGCATTCTGGGCAGTTGCGCATGTGGCGGCCTCCTTTGCCTTTTTGATATCAGTCAGAACCTTTTCCATTTCCTGCTGCAGGGTCATGTCCTTGCGGCTGCCGTCCGGGTTGAAGAAATGTTCAAACAATGCCGCTTTAGCAGCAATGCCCTTTTTGTTTTGAGCACAGTACAGCGCGTATTGGTAGCGACCATTGTGGCAGTATTCTGTGGCGCGAATTTTGTCTCGAGAAAAGTGCCCGGTCAGCTCGCCCAGTGTGAAAGTCTCCTTGACCCATGCACTGATCTGCTCCAGAAAGCCGAAGTCCAGGCTGACCACAGAGCAGGTGCATTTGTCCTTGGTGGAACCGATGAACTGGGAAGCATAGGAGAGCGTTTTGCTCATGCGGCATTCATAACCCTTGGTCTTTTGCTCTAAGTTCTTGGCCTCCTCGTTCCACTCGTAGTTACCCCACGACAGGACGTAAGGGCAGCCATAGCATTCATGGCCCGGGCCGTACCCTTCCAAGCGGTTGCCGGTGTTGTCGGCATTGGTGGACTTTTTCACCCGCCGCCCACACTTGCAGATGTAGGTGCTCATACCCGCACCTCCGTGTCCTTCAGGCGGTCCAGCATTTCAGATTGCAGATCCTTGCTCAGGGGCTGCAGGGTGTTGTTCCGCCAGCCGTAGCACAGGATGGGGCCGTAGATGTTCTGGCCGCGATATGTGCGGCACAAACCTCTGCCATAAATGCCGTACACCAGCACTGCCGGCGTGCGGGGCAAAACCTTCTGTTCACAGGGGCACTGCAGACGGGCCTCGATGCCCTGCAGGGTGTCCGGCAGAGAGGTGACTTCCGGGGACTTGCCCGGCTCGATCAAAATGCCTTTCATTGTGGTTCCTCCGTTGTGTAGCCATGTTTGACGCAGAGCTTTTCCAGTTCGATGTAGGTAAGATCGTGCAAAAACCGGACGTCGTGCTGGAAATCCATGGAGCGTGCGTCCGACAAAACGCCGAGGATCTCCAGTGCCGCCAGTGCCTGGCCCAATTCTCTTGCGGGTCGGCCGAGAATCTCGGTGCGGCAGTCCTTCTGGTAGTCCGGATCTGCGATATAATACCGATCCGGGCGCAGGACTCCGTCGGCAAAGCCACGTTCCAGATTACTTGCGGCCATGGAGAGTGCTGCGGCCGCTTTGTTCAGTGCGGCCAGCTGCTCATAAATCAGGCCGGAGTGCCATTCGGGCACATTTTTGATGTACGCCAGCAGCGATTTTTGGTTTTCTGTCAGCATTTTCTTGTAAAAACCTCCAAAGTGTGTTATTCTTCGGGGTGATGGAGTGTTCAAACCATCACCTATGGGGCTCGTCCGTGCTGCGAACACGGGCGGGCCTTTTTGTTGTGCGGGGCAGGCTGTCCACCTCGCTGCGCGGGATGAGCTCCCGCTGGCAAATGTACTTGACGTGCTGCCTGCCGTCCTTGAGCCAGTGGCAGACGGAAGCGGCAAAACTGTTGGCGCTGGCGTAGCCCAGCCGCCGGGCGCACATGGCAGCCGTGCCGCTGGCCAGCAGGTCACCGCTCTTGGCGTCCCAGACCGTATACCAAAAGGCATTGTTGACAAAGTCAGCCATGGGGGATGTCCTCCATGAGCCGCAGCACACCTTCCAAGTCCTCAAGCACAAGAACATAGACCTCAATTCGTGCTTCGAGCTTGTAAAGCTCAGACGCCCAGCGGGTCGTTGTCATAGCATTGCTGTCTTGCTGGCAGAGCTGCCCGTACTTCTGCTGCAGGCTCTCGACGTACTCCTTGGCGGTCATGCGTCGGCCTCCTTTGTGAGCCTAAGGACACGGTCGAGGATTCTGCCCTGTGCCTCAAGCGTCCGGACAGTGCACTTAAGCGCCCAAATTTCGGCGTCCAGCAGCTTGTCCTTTGCGTAGAGCGCCAGAGTGTACAGCAGGTTGATGAGCTTCTTTTTCAGCATCAGCCCACCTTCTTCCGGCTCTTCACGGTATTCTGGGGCTCCTTGTGGACTTTCCGGCGGGCCTGCTCCTCGGCGTCCTGCACGGCAAAGCTGATGCGCATCAGGGCAAGGGCCGCCAAAATCAGCACCATGGCGGTGACGAACTCGCCGTCGGTGATCGTGCCGCCCAGCTGGGCCCCGCCCTCAATGCCCATGGCGTACAGCAGGCCCACGCCCAGAGCGGCGGCGGCCAGCACCTGCAAAACGGTGGATTTAATCTTCATGTTCATGCTCCTTTCTCAAACTTCGGGAAGAAATACTCTCCGATCTGCTCCTGCGGGATGTGAAGCGCGCGGCAGATGCCGTCAATCTCTTCCCAGTTCCATGTGCCGCAGCTCTCCGGCGCGGCAAAGCGCTTGCGCAGCGTGCGGGGCACGATGCCTGCCTTTGCGGCCAGCTCATCCGTGGTGATGTCCTGATCTTCGGCCAGCCGCCGGAGTTTCAGAAACTGTTTCTTTGCCATGGGTCAGTCCTCCTTTTCCTGACGGCCTTCAATGATGGCGGAGAGTGCAGCGTTGAATTCGCGCTCTGCCTTCTTGGGCTCGTAGTGACCGTTCAGCACTTGGGAAATGTATTTCGGATTCTTTCCCAGCTGTGCGGCCAGCTCTTTGCCGGTGACACCGGCGTTGTGCATTTTTCCAACAAGCTCACCTGTCCATTGTGCAGGCATACAATTCTAACCTCCTTCAGCTTAAAAACTTGACTTTGGTTAGAATTTGCGGTAAGATGATGGTGCTAACAATTATCCAGCGCAAATTCTAGCCTGAGCCATTCAGTTGATTCCGGGCTTGTTTGCTAACCGGATTCAACTGTGACACTATGATATCTGAATTTGGTTAGAAAGTCAATGGAATTTTCTGAATTTGGTTAGATTTGGCGCTCTGCACAAAAAGGGGCGTTGAAAATTGTGTTTTATGACGTATACAGTGAACTGTGCCAAGAAAAGGGCGTGAGCTGCAGCCGTGCCGCAAAAGAAATTGGTCTGAGCAACTCGACCGTCACGAAATGGAAGAATACAGGGGCTGTTCCTTCTGGCGATACTCTCGCGAAGGTTGCGGCCTACTTCGGAGTGTCGGTGAATGACCTGATCGGCGAACAAAAAAGCCCCGCCGGGCGTGCCGGTGGGGTTTCGGAGGATGATATTAAGTTTGCTCTCTTTGGCGGCGGCCCCGTGACGGATGCCCAGTATGAAGAGGTCAAGCAGTTTGTCCGGTTCATAAAGGAGCGGGATGCAAATGGGAACAAGGGCTGACTTTTATAAAGTTGCGGCCGAAAATCATGTGGAAGTCCTGCGCTACCCAATGCCGATCATTGGCAGCATGTCAACGGAAGTCAATGGGGCGTGTTATATCGGGCTGGACAATTCCAAGCCCTGTACTTATGCAGAAGAGCAGGCACGCATCGGGCATGAGCTCGGCCATTGCCTGTATGGCGGATTTTATTCTATGGCCACTCCGTTTGATATTGTGGAGCGGCATGAGGTGCGGGCAGATCACTGGTATATCCGGCACGCGATTCCAAAGCAGGTCTTGTTCGACCTGCTGAAGCAGGGCCGTGATGCCGATGAGATTGCGGAGCTCCTGGACACCACGGAGGAATATGTCCGGCGTGCTTACTACTATTACAAGGAAAATGAAGACTTAACCGAGGAGGAAATGTATGGGTAAAAAACTTTCTCCCTATGGCCGCAAAGAATGGCACCGGAAGCATTCTGGCAATAAAACAGTACACAAGAGCATTGATGCCGTTTTCCGTGGAGCAGGAGCGATTGGAGGAGCTGCGTCAAAGATGCCCTCCGGAAAGACTGGCCTGAATGTTCCGATAAAGTTTGTTTTTATCAGTCTTGCGGTTGGATGTCTTGGGTTCTTTATCGCATCAGCATCTTGTGGACTTGGGATGTCTTTCGTTTGCGGCGTTGTCGTCTTTTGGGTTGCACTCTCGATTTTCAGCATGATCCACGGAACTGCAAAGGGCATCAAAGACGGGTATCTGCAAGGCGATGCCGAAGATTCTGATGATGCAAAGCAAATTTATACACCCAACCCTGAATGGATGGGTGAGATGGATCTGGTTGATTCTCGGAAAAACGCAAAGATTCTGGCTCCGCAGTTCCTAAAACAGGCGCGAGAGAGTGCAAGAATCCTTGAAACAACAACAGACCCGGCCACGTTCTTTATGAGATACGACTTTTGCGTTGGGCGACTGCTGGAACTGGAAAAATGCAAAAGGTATGGTGCACCAGTGAGCGCAACTGCTGATCTGAAGAAATATCAGAATCCTGTATTCCGGGAAGCGGCGGTGAATGAGATCATTCACCGCACAGCGGAAAAATACAGTGTTAAAATCAGGAGCTTGAAAACAACAAAGGCAAAGAAAGGTTGGGCAGAAAAATACCACCAGGCATTTGTTCCGTTTCTGCAATACATGAGTGATGCGCAAAAAACAGAGCTCGGCGAGGCGAGCGCAGAGCTTTTTGCCCTTGCCGAAAGTAATTCCTTAGAAGATGTATAAACAAAAACGCCCCACCGGCGGCAACCGGTAGGGCGTCAAAGAGTGGCTTGCTCACGAGGAACAATACCAGCCTAAGCAACTGTTATTGTACCACCTCCGGGCAGGCTTGTCAAAGTGTACCCATGGAGGTGTATTTTTATGGGATTGCGAACGAATACAGCGGTCTGGCTGCCGAACCAGAACCGCTGGCAGATCAAGGTGCAGAAGGACGGCGTGCGCCGCACCTTTACCAGCACTAAGCCCGGCCGGACAGGCCAGCGCGAAGCGAACCGCAAGGCGGACGTCTGGCTGGACGAGGGCATCAGCAGCACCACAAAACGCTGCGCAGACGTGTGGGCCGAGTACATGATTTCGGTCAAAGCCACGGGTGGCACCAGCAACATCGAACAGGTGGAGAAGTTCGGGCGCAACTACATCCTGCCGGTGATCGGTGCGCGGCGCATCGGCGACCTGACCACCGGCATGCTGCAGGACGTGCTGAACCGCTCCTATAAGGAAGGCTGTCTGAATCCGGACAGCAAGCGCAAGAGCCGGGGCAACCTGTCCCGCAAAACGCTGCAGGGCATCCGTGGCGTGGAGGTGGCCTTTGTCAAGTGGGCGCGCCAGCATAAATACACCTCCCTGCGCCCGGAGGACGAGGATCTGACCGTGCCGAAGGGTGCCCGCCTGAAGGGCCGGAAAATCCTGCAGCCGGACAGTCTGCGGGTGCTCTTATCCACAGACACCCGTGTGGTGCGTGGAAAAGTGGAGCAGGACGAGAACGTGCACGCCTACCGCATCGCGGTCATGACCGGCTTGCGCCCTGGTGAGCTGCTGGGCCTGCGTGTGGGCGATCTGGATGGTGACCGGGTGCACATCGGGCGGGCCATCAACCGCCAGAACGAAGAGACCAGCGGCAAGAACGAGAACGCCATCCGAACGGTGGTGCTGCACCCTCTGGCTGTGGCCGAAATCCGCGCCCAGCTGCAGCAGCGCACGCAGGAAGAGGAGCGCCCCTTGCGGGACGATGACCCGCTTTTTCTGCTGTCCAACCAGCAGAGCCTGTACAATTACTGGAAGGTCTACCAGCGCTGCAACGGCATCGACCCGCCGGTCAGCCTGTACGAGCTGCGGCACACCTTTGTGAGCATGATCGAGGACGCCGTGCCGCCCGCACAGCTGCGCCGCATCGTGGGCCACAGCAAGAGCATGGACACCTACGGCTGGTACTCCCACGCCGTCACCGGCCGCGATGACGCCACCGCGCAGGCTGTCTCCGGTGTGCTGTCCGAGTACGCGCCGGGCCCCGAAAAATAACCCACTTTGCAACCCACTTTTAACGTTCGAGCTATTCCGGCGATGCACCGCGCGTTCCGTGCCGTGCCCGAAAAGTGGCTTGAATGCTGCATTTTTTGACACGGCAGGAATGGACAGACCGAAAGAATAGTGGTTCGAATCCACCCGCGCCCACCAAACAAGAAAAATCCGAACCTGTTTCCGATTGGAGAAGGGTTCGGATTTTTCGTTTTCTTCGGGCTCAAGAATGAAGGAGGATAAAACCTGCAGAATTTTAAAACAATCTAGACAATCGGTTTGCATATGCTATAATTAGAGGCAAAAGGAGGTTGACGTTCACATGGCAGTTGAAATTCATCCAATTCCATTATATGGTGTATGGGACATTGGCTACGCACTTGATGTACATACAATAAAAAGCATTCCTATTGGAGAGGATGCCTATGGTCATCTTCACTTTGACAATACGCGTTCTGAAATTGGTGAATTACTTTATCAATTTAAGTATAACGGAAAGTATGAAAATTTAAATCCAATTGTAGATGCAATTGTGAGCTTTTGGAATGAAACGCCAGAGATTCATGACGTTAGAACGGTTTTGCCGGTTCCCCCAACAAAAATAAGGGGATATCAGCCCACAATAGAAATTGCTCGGGCCGTAGCAGCTAGAATAGGTGCATACTATTGCGGAGATGTTCTGGAAAATACGGCGACTGCTGAAATGAAGAGTCTAACATGGGAAGAAAAGAAAAAACTTCAACCTACGATAAGAAAAACAAAAAATGCTATACGAAAACATAGTATCTTATTAATTGATGACCTATACAAAACAGGGTTAACGCTAACCCATTGTGTAAGTGCACTACGTGAGGATCCGTTAGTTGACAAAATATATGTTTTAGCAGTTACTAAAACGAGGAATACTTATTAAACAGAAAGGGGGAGATTATGCTCAATCAATATTTAATTCAACTAATGCTATCAAAAGGCATCGGTGAAGTGGCATTAAAAAAAATTATAAATGTCGTTCCCGAAAGAGAATGGCAAACATTGTGCGAATCACCCCATTTGTTAGGCAATATAATAAATTGTCGTGGTAACACAATTGAAAGCGTTCTTTTGAATAAAGACCGAGCAGGGCAACTTTATTTGAAAATGCAAAAAAATAGCATTGCTATGATTCTTGAATCAGATAAAAGTTACCCACCACAATTGAAAGACGCATTAGGAAGCAAATGTCCTCCTGTACTCTTTGCAAAAGGAAATATCGAACTTTTGTCAACGATAGCCGTTGGCTTCTGCGGTTCTCGAAAGGTATCCGAAAAGGGGCTTTCTATTACATCTCAATGTGCAATGCAGCTTGTTCAGAAAAACATATCAGTTGTTAGTGGATATGCTGCTGGTACGGACACTGCTGCGCACGTTGCCGCAATAGAAAATGGAGGAAACACAATTTTTGTTTTAGCAGAGGGAATTTTGAATTTCTCGTATAAAAAGCAGGTGAAAGCACATCTTACGACTCAGAATCATGTTTTTATTTCGCAATTTTATCCCGATGCTCAATGGAGTGTTGGAAATGCTATGAAACGAAATTCAATAATTATTGGGTTGTCCAAAGCCATGATTTTAGTTGAATCTGGTAAGAGCGGTGGAACCTTCTCAGCAGGAGAGGAAACCCTAAAGCTTTCTTTACCGCTTTTTGTTATAGATTATGAAAAACCAGAGGTATCTGCTGAAGCCAACCCATACTTTATAAGTCGTGGAGGTGTTCCAATTCGTGGAAAAAATCAGACGCCCAATTTAGCGCGTGTTTTTTGGGCGGTGGAACATGGTTCAAATCATGAAAATGGCACAAAACATAGTCCTGTCCAATTAGATTTTTTTAATATGTCATAAACTTATGTAATGCAGGGCGTTCCTTTACTGGGAGCGTCCTGCTGTTTTTATGCTGCAACAGGCAAGGCTTGTAGAGCTTCCTGCTCTTTCAGCCATTCCTCATATTCACGCTGGCCTTCCTCGCCGTTGAAAAACTCAACCATGGAGGGATAAAAGCAACGTGCCAGCGCCTTGATTGCTTCATCCGGGTAGCCGGATTTGTTCGACTTCTTCTTTTTGTTCAAATGGTATCCTCCGAAAATCAAAGTTCCATATCCTGCCCACGCTTGCGGTTTCGCTGCGGCACATTCATGGTGCGCTCATGCTTGGGGGCAAGAATCTTTTCCAGAAAGCCGCGCACCAGTTCGGGCGCACGGTGGAGAGCATCCAGATAGGGCTTTACATCGTACCACAGGTCGTGGTACTTGTTGCTCCAATGAATGGCTTCCTTTTTGGCGGTGGAAAGTTCTTCTTTCAGGCGGAGGTTCTCCACGTCCATCATATAGCCATGGTCGGCCTGCTTTTTCAACTTAGAAAATTCCTCTTCGGTCAGCGAGTAGTTGCCGAGGAAGGTGCGCTTGCCGATATAATCCAGATCGCGCACATGAATGAGGGCTTCTTTTGTGAGCGTGGCCTTTTTCTGCACAGCGGCAAGTTCCTTCTCCTTTTTGGAGAGGGTCTGACTGGTTTTGGCAAGCGACTGCGCCTTTTGGTCGGCTTGGGCGGTCAGGCTGTCCAGCCGCTCCTGCTCCCGCTGGACTTTGAACTGCGTGACAGTCAGGTGTTCTTCGGTACTGCCGCGCTCGCCGCGCTCTACATCGGTATACCCAGCATTGTGCATATAGTTGAAGAAATCGTCTTGCAGGATGCTGTATGACTTCTTCAGGACTGGTTTGCCGTTCTTTTGCAGGACGGGCTTTCCGGCATCGTCCAGCAGGGGCTTAGATGCCCACTTCTTACTCCGGCTGACCTGCATGACAGTCTCCTTTACGGTACCGACCAGTGCCTTATCCTTGCAGCGTTTCGACCACAGGATTTGCTTTTCCACCACAGGCACATAGACCACATGGAGGTGGTAGTGGTAGACCTCCCGGCCTAGTGCCTCGGTCATGGCACGGTTGATTTCATCGGCGTGCATAACGGCGGAGAGGATATACTGCTCACCGCCTACGATTTGGATAGCAGCTTTGTAGGCATCTGCATAGAACTGCTTGGCGAACTCGTAGCCGCCGTGGTTGTCGAAATAGGCAGAGTTGACATCGAAGATAAGCTCGCAGTAGTGGGTGGCATCTGGTTTCGGGTATGAAAGGAGCCACGCCGGAAGCACTGGAACAGCTGCGGAACGGTCTGCTGGGAATCTTGCAGTCTGCCGCAGAGCAGGAAAACGCCCATGAAGCAGACGAATGAACGGCTTTGTGCGCTGGCACAGAAAGGCGATGCAACTGCACTGGACAGCCTGATCGACAACAACAAGTCCTTTATTGGCAAGGTGGCAAATGACCTTTTCCGCAGCATGAATCTGGCACAGTCCGGCCTGAACCTTGACACGGACGATTTGAAACAGGCAGGCAATCTGGGCTTGTGGAAGGCCGTGCCAAAGTTCGATGCAGCGCGCGGCATGAAGTTCCTGACCTATGCGGCTCCTGCCATCCGCAACGCCATGATGGACATGGTGCGGGATGCCTTTGCCGCTTTTGAGCAGCGGATGGTAACGGAGGACAAGGACGGTATCTGCTACCAGCGCGTTTCGCTGGACGATGTTCTGCCGGGAGAGGAACAACTGCAGCGCATCGAAGCCATAGCCGACCCCTACGCCATGCAGCCGCAGACCATTATGGAGGAACAGGAATCGCGCCGGGAACTGTACGATGGTCTGAAACGGCTGACCCAGCGGGAGCAGACCTACCTGCTGTACCGCTATGGCTTCACTGATGGCGAAGAGCATCCACTGATCGGCACGGCGATATACTTTCACCTGACAAAAGGCCGCGCCAAAAAGACGGAGGAACAGGCCATGGATAACCTGTGGCTGGAACTGCCGTGGTGGTTTCTTTGA